ATTTTCAGATATTAATGATTTCCTTGTTTGGCTTGCTAAAGCCTCTTTACAACATGTAAAGGAGCAAAATATAGTTATGGATAGTTTCAAAGATATTAAAAATATTGAGGTTTGCAAGTTATGTTATAAAAATAAAATTCTATGTCAATGTGAAGCACAAGTGGCTTTTGAATTTTCTATTATGTTTATGGGCGTAGTGTCATTATATGCTACCTATAATAAGAGTTCTAGTGTCAGAGCTTTTATTAGTAATGTTGTAAATGATATTATTGTCAATGTTTGCTTATTATGTTTATATTTTTCCTCTACGTTTCTTATTGTGATCTGGTATTTTCGATTGAGATACTTTCTTTTATCTCATATAAATAAATTATCTCAGATCAAGGTAGAGCGCCATTATTTTTCCTCTATGGGGAAGAAGGTTAAGGAATCCATAGGCTCTCCTAAGCACTTTAAATGGCTTGCAGGTTCCATTGTTTCTTGTTACTCAGTTATAAGATTAATGGAATACTTTAAAGCAAATGAATTTAGTGAGCAATCTGAAGAATCTCGAGAACCCAAACCGTTAAATAATGAGCGCATTAATCCATGGGTAGCTACTGACTTTAAATTGTCAACTTTGCATTTAACACCTACTATACTTAGTTCAAAACAATTTACCGATTCTGATTTTGTTAAGATGGTTCAACGTAATGTCCTTTATGCTAATATAAGTGATATTTCTGTAACTCCCACTTTGGTGGTTAAGAAGTGGCACAATAATATTTTGTGCATACGGGGAAATATTTACATGAGTAATGCTCATTGGTTTTACGGATTGGATTCGAGTAAACCGCGATTCACGATGACCATTTGTTGTGATGATAGCGGGGAAGGAATTAAAAATTCTTTAACTTTTACTCTTAATTTTGCTGATATTATAATGTATGATAGTCAGGATATAGCGATTTTTGAGATACCTCATATCGTACCTCGAAAAGATTTAACGCAATATTTCCCATCGAGTAATGTTCAAGTTAGGTCCTCTGGATCTTTAATTACGAGATTGAAGGGTGGAACCTTACAGATTTCGCCAGTTAAGAATGTTTCCCTACAACACGATAAGAATGCAATTACAGGTAGATTATTTGATCATAAAGTTACTATGGGTGTTAGTGCGATAGTCACTGAGGATGGTAATTGTGGTTCTCCACTTATATTACATAGTCCTCGGGGCCATATGATAGTTTCTATTCATAGGGCCGGTAATAAAGATGGTGTAATTATGGGAACTTGTATTTTTAAAGAGCAAATTGATATTGCTCTCAACAAATTTGATCGTTCAAAGGTTGTTAGCAACACGCCTTTATTGAAGTCCGACCATTTAAAATTACAAACATTGCATGACAAGTCCACTGTGCGTTATTTACAAACAGGATCTTGTGAAGTTTATGGATCATTATCTGGTTTTAAAACTAAACATAAATCTCGAGTTTGTAAAACTATTATGAGAGATTATCTTAAAGATTTTGGTTACGAGGTTAAATTCACCACCCCCGACCTTGGTGGATGGAGACCATGGCGATTAGCTCTCACTGATTTGACATCACCAATAACTTATTTTGATATTGCACTAGTCCGTAGTTGTGCGAATGCAATTATCGATAAAGTTACGAAGGAGATTTCGCAAGATGTAATTTCGCATATGGTTGAAAAATATGATCAATTTACAGCTATAAATGGAGCAGCTGGTATTGCCTATGTTGACAAACTAAATCGTAACACATCAGCTGGTTATCCATTCTATAAACAAAAATGTAATTTTATGAAATCAATACCACCACAGCGTGGCTTAGATGAGCCAGTTTGTGTTGATCTTATTATGCAAGAGCGCATTGACAGTGTACTCCAAGCATATAAAGCTGGTCATCAATGGCATCCTGTTTTTGTCGCGTCTTTGAAAGATGAGCCAATATCCTTTCAAAAGGCGCAGGAGCAGAAAATTAGAGTTTTTGGATCGGCACCTACGGACTGGATTATTCCAGTTCGGATGTACTTATTAAGTTTTATTCGCTTGATGCAAAATCATCGTTTGAATTTTGAATGTGCTATAGGTGTTGTCGCTCAATCACGCGAATGGAATAGATTGCATTCTTATATCACTGTTTTTGGTGAATATAATATGATAGCTGGTGATTTTAAGAAATTTGATAAGAAAATGTCTCCTGTTTTTATACGGAGCGCTTTTGACATCATCGCAAGTATTTGCAAAATTTCTGGAAATTACGATGATCAAGATATCACGGCTATCGAATGTATAGCGGCTGATACAGCCTATCCATTAATGGATTTTAATGGAGATTTGATCCAATTTTTTGGATCAAATCCATCTGGACATTCATTAACAGTTATTATTAACTCTCTTGTGAATTCTATTTACATGCGGTATGTTTTTGTTCTCCTTTGGTTTAGACATGAGGGGAAGGAAACTCCCGTATTTGATGTTTTGAGAATATTTAACGAGAAGGTCAGATTATTGACTTATGGAGATGATAACGTATTAAATGTTTGTAGTTCAATACCATGGTATAACCACACCACAATCGCAGAAGCTTTTCTGTCATTTGGTATTGAATATACCATGGCCGATAAATCATCCGCAAGTAGACCTTATATTCATATTGACGAAGTTGCTTTTTTGAAACGGAAATGGGTCTGGGATGACCAAATCAAAACATACCTAGCACCACTTGATCATGAATCAATAGAGAAAATGTTGACTACATGGGTTGCATCCGATACGATATCATCTGAGTCTCAGTGCCTTGATGTTACATCATCAGCGCTAAGAGAGTACTTTTTCTACGGAAAAACTGTATTTGAAGAGAAGCGAGAAATGTTTAAGAGTATGTTGTTGCACTTAAACTTAGAACAATTCATTGAGAACAAGGCTATTTTACCCACATATGAAATATTACTACAACAATATGAGGAGAATTCCAAGCGCATTGTTCCTGATGATATGCGAATACAGACTTACGAGGAAGATGTTTATCCTTTGAACATTAATGTCATTAATGCATTTCAAGATATTTTTAAAACTGCCCCTTCATGGGCGCATAGATTGCAAATTATATGCGTAGATACTATATTTTTGTGCTTTATTATTTTATATGTATATTTAAATATCGTGGTGGCCTTAGAGTTCTATCACGCCTTTGAGCATGGTTTTCGCAGAACTCCTTTTGTGATGACAAGTATTGTCGTTGCGTTTGGTGTATTTGTGAACATTTTTCAGAGAACTATAGGATTATTTCAGGATCCTATGTGGCATTAATTGCCACGCCTGGGCTAGCATCATATAGTCCAATTTAAACCAAAATGTGATCATTTATGATAGTTACTGATTTAGTATTGATTAGAGTTTGTATACTAAATAGCGTGGATTATAAATGTTTAAACACCTGGGCGTATCCCGAATAGTGTATTTACACTAGTGTTTGAATTGAGAATATTTTTTCTTAGGTTTTGCACACAATAACTCTGCATATTCGATTGGTTTTGAGTCTACCAATTGAATATTAATATAGGCTTGCTTCTTTAAATTTTGATAATGGTTTGGAATCCATTTTAAAAAATTCTATGAAGTTAAGCGATTTGTACTTTAAAATCGCAGATAATATTGTATTGGATTTGCAATATTACAAGGTTTCTATGACGATTCAATCGAAAGTTGAGTCTCAAGACACTACTACTGAACAAGATACCTCAGAAACGGGTTTGGTTAGTTTTGATAATCAGGTTGAAGGACAGGATTTATCTATATCAACGAATTTATATATAGATCGTTCCATTCAACCTAAGAATATTGAGCTAGCAAAATTTTTGTCGCGTCCAGTACCTATTGCTACGTATACTTGGAGTTTAGGTTCTAGTTTTCGTTATGCGTTATCGCCGTGGTTTTTATTTATGAATCAAACATCTATAAAGAAAAGATTGGACAATTATCATTTATTTAAAGGTAATTTGCATTTAAAATTTATGATTAATGCTTCACCTTTTTATTATGGTTGTGCAATGATTTATTATCGACCTGACTTGGATATACCTTCGTCAACTATAACTGAAAATACATTACCTATAACAGCTTCTCAATTACCCAGGGTTTTTATATACCCTGCAAATAGTGCTGGAGCCACTATGACTTTGCCTTTCATTTATCACAAAGAGTGGGTGAATTTAACTAGTGCAACTGATATATCTAACTTGGGAACACTCTTTATACAAGATGTGGCTAATCTGAGAACTGCTTCTACATCGACTAAACCAATTACTTTGACAATTTATGCTTGGCTAGATGACTATCAGCTATCTGGTCCAACATTTGAATTATCATTGCAATCTGGTGTTTCTGATGAATATGGTGAAGGTATTGTATCAAAACCTGCATCAGCAATAGCTCGTGCTGCGGGTATGCTTGAGGATGTGCCAGTAATTGGCCAATTTGCCACAGCAACCCGCATAGGAGCCTCTGCTGTGTCATCGGTAGCCAAATTGTTTGGATTTACTAATGTTCCAGTTCTCAATGATGTACACGCTATGATCCCTGAATCTTTTCCGCATATGGCATCCACTGATATTGGATCATCTATGAATAAATTGACATTGGATTCAAAGAATGAATTATCAATTGATCCGTCAATTATTGGTGCGTCTGTTGGTGATGAACTTAATATAGCTCATTTAGTGTCAAGGGAAACACTAATAACCGAGTTTGAATGGCAAACCGCTGACAATCCAGGAGATCGTTTATTTAATATTAGGGTTACGCCTGATATTAAAGACGTTTCTGAGCAGTTGACAACTTACACCATAGATCCAACACCAATGTGGCTCATACAACGTATGTTTTTGTTTTGGCGTGGTGATATTGAGTATAGATTTAAAATAATTTGTTCTCAATATCATAGGGGGCGATTGCGTTTTTCGTGGTCCCCCAATGGGTCTTTAGGTACTGTTTCAGGAACTACCACTGAGGTGTTAACTAAAATTGTTGACATATCTGAGACAACAGATTTCACCATTCGAATTCCATATATGCAAACTGCGGCATATTTGGAAACCGGAACATCAGTTACTGTACCATGGGATGATGTTAATCCAGTGACACCTGTACCTTTGAATACTAATGGTATTCTCACCGTACGTGTGTTAAATGAATTAACAGCTCCAGTGGACTCAGCCACTGTAACAATTTTAGTTTTTGCCAAAGGTGCTGAAAATTTAGAATTTTCAGCACCTCAAGCAATTGATCCACAACGAACATTATCACCTTTTAATATACAATCTGGCGTTTCATATGATGGTGACGATGAAGATGATTCCGGTATGATAGTAGATACTATACCCATTACACCAAATGTCAATTTGATATATGGCGGTGAAACTATCAAATCATTAAGAATATTATTGCGCAGACCATCTAAATATAGAACAGCTACGGCTGCTTCAACACTTAGTGCTGCGGGAATTGTCGGATCGACTTTATTCACTATGAACCGTCTACCCATAGCTCCTGGTTTTGATCCCAATGGTATTAATACTGCCGTAGGTCCAGTTTCTGGTACATCTAAGCCATATAATTGGGTGAATTTTACACCAATATCATTTATAGGTCAATGTTTTTTGGCTTGTAGAGGTTCTGTTGTATATTATTTTGATCCTTTGAACTCTGCTTTAACATGTGAGATGGGTATTTCCAGACCTGGTTCTTTCACATCGCCTACTATTGCCACTTATTTGGGTGCCAATTCGCAAGCTACTACAGCAAATTCTGCAGCAGCTCATGGTGTCACACTTATGCGTGATGCCCAGGCTGGTAGAGCTATGGTTAACAATCGTACTAAATCTGGGGTGACAGCAGTCATTCCATATTATTCGAAATTTAAGTTTCGAGGTTGTGATCCATCGACAGCAGTTTTCGGATCTACAAGTGATTTTTCATTTGTTGATAACGTTCAGTTTGATGTTATACATACTCCAGCAGCAAGTATAAATATCAATGGCCAGTATAATACTGGTAATTGTTATAATTTTTATATTGCTGCAGGTACTGATTTTACGTTTAATTTCTTTTTATTCGTACCTCGTATGTATATCTATAAAACAACACCAACTCCTTAAGACTTCCGGTCTATAAACGGAAATAAAATGCACATGTACGGTGTGTGCAGCCTCCATTAGAGACTTTTTTAAGTACTTGTAGATGGGGGAATGGCGTATGCTAATCCGTGATTGTTCTTACGACGCATTATGATGTCGGTCACTTTGTTGTGACGGTCCTATTAGGGTTTTTTTGTAACTTCGCGGATTCGCGGGGTGAAATTTTTAACCTAATACGGGCGCCGTAAGATTTTCACTGATTA